AGACCTGACCCTTGAGCTGAATTTTTTGCGCCTCCACTTGAGCCTCCATCTGCATCTTCTGCATTTCCGACTGAGCCGCAGCTTGAGAAGCCTGAGCGTTGGCCTGAGCCTGAGCCTGCATGTTCTGCTGCTGCTGACGCTGAAGCATTTGAATACGCTTCTTTCTCTTTACGGCCAAAAGTCTTTGAGCTTGGTCAATGTCCTTGACCTGTCTGATTGCCATAGCATCCTCAAGGTCAATCTCTTTCTGCGCGAGAGTAGCCTGAACATTCTGCTCAAGGAAGATGCGGTCATCATCGGACATCTCTTGAATGACTATGACACCAAAGTTGTACATGGGTAGGTTTTCAAAGCTCTGGAGAATCGCCATGCTCTTTTCACCTACAGCTTTTTGGTACACCCTGTAAAGCACTGAGTCGTCAGGGATAACCTGCAAGCACTTCACAATGTCCTCACAAACCCTGCGGTACAAAACCATGCTTGCGTTGGTAATGTCGTACAGTGCGTTGTTGCCTGCGGCAAGAGCCTGTTGTCTTACTCCAACCAGAGCGTCACCCTTTGGGGTGCTCGCATCCATTACCTCGTTGATGCCCGTAGCATCACGAATCATTCTTAGGTAGTGGTTGTACAGGTTGATGTATTCATTGATGTTGCGAATGCTGTTCTCGATTGAGCGGATTGGAGGGTTCTGAAAGCCACCCTCTGGGTTCTTGCTCCTGTAATAGAAGACACCAGTCTGCTCATAGATGTCTTGAATCTCCAACGGCTGCAAGTCACCACCTCTTCCGAGCTGTACATTCTCAAGACCCTCGATGTCAACCAGAACACCGTCCGGCTTTGCTTTAGCAACAGCTTGCTGAATCTTCAGGTGTGTAAGCTGTAGTTGGTCAGCGAAACCGATGACGCTACCCACGATAGACTTGGGCTTCATGCGACGAATGTTCGTGCACGCTACGCTGTACGAGAGTCTAGCCTTGGTGAGGTCGTGTACGTTCTTCGGCACATTCTTCTTCATGCCGTATCCGAAAATCATGCTAGTGCCAACAACGTAGCACCCGCCATAGATGGTTTGGTTTTCCATCTTGTATGGCTGTCTGTCGTACACAGAGCTTGTTGGCTCCTTGTACTCACCACCCTTGAAGTAGAAGCCCGTGTTTCCAAACTGAGACTCCTTGCTTTCGTAGTACACACAATCGACAGACAAGAACTCAAAGTCCATGATGTCAATCAGGTAATCGTCGTAACCATGGGTGTATCCCCCAGCACCTCTATCGTAACTCTTGACACCGAACAAGCTCTTGTCGTTGTACTTCTTCCCCATCACGCTCCTAGCAATCTCTTCGTATTGCTCTTCCGAAATCTCGCTACCAGCCATGCGCTTCAGCTCTTGAATGCTAATTCGCTTGATGTGGCCCCCATACACAATGTCAGACATCGTAGGGTCTTCGGTGTAGCTGTGAAGAAAGTTGGCTGGGTCTACATACTTGGTTGTGATTCCATAGTTGGGGTCGTTGTCTCTTTTGATTACACCCATACCACAGACCACCAAGTCCTCGACAGCTCTGCGATAAACTGTCTGGTCAAAGTCATTCCAGTCCAGCGTAAGCGATGTCGCCAGCTGAGCAGCAATCTCAGCGTTGGTCTTCATGTTTTGCTCCATGAAGATTTCCGCCTCTTCGGTCGTGTCGGGTAAAATGTCTGGGTCAATCTGAGGCTGAAGCCCCATAGCCTTGGCCTCCTTGAGAAGCTCCTTGTCTTCGATTGATGCTTCGATAGCGGCGCGTGCCTCGTCCTTCTCCCCCTTGCTCACAGGGTCAATAGCATCAATAGATGGATACGGTTTTCTTGACAGGATTCTGTTGACTACAACTTTGACGAACTTCGGCACGATAGGCACCGGACTCCAGTCAAGGTTGAGCAGCGTGCCGTCGCCATTGTTTGGGTCGAGCGCGTTTAGAATCTGCTTGTACACAGAAGTGTCCTGAGTCCCGTTTGCGTAGTCACGATTCTTTTCGAAATCGTGCAAGCGTTGTCTCAGCAGAGAGCCGGAGTTGTCGCTTTTTCCCCACTGGCTTTCAATAGCTTTCGCATACCTCAATCCATAGGAGCGGTCTGATTTCTCTAGTGGTGACGCAAAGGGGTCTGGGAAATTTCCGTATTTGTTATTTTTGCTCCCTTGGGTCATGAAATACTTTGTTGGACTCAAGTGCAAATATAGTCATACCGGGGAAGCGTTAGCTCAGCTTGTATCGGCGGAAGAAAACCTTCTCATCAAACTGCTTCTTCTCCACCTTTGGCTTGACTTTTTGTGCCGCTAACAGTGCAAGACCAGAGCTAATAGAGAGGTCGTACTTGGTTCTTTTGTCAATCTTGAATCCAATCCAGTCCTCTAGGGTTCTATTGAAATACATCTTGCCCGGCTCGCCTTGCTCATTCAGGCCAACGTACTTGTGGATGTAATCTTCTATGGCCGAGGCATGTGCCTGAATTACATCCTGAGAGTTTGAGGGGATACCTTTTGTCTTGACGTTTGTGGATGATGAGGTTGACCTCAAGTGGTCAGGACGGTCCATCACATAACCGTCGTAACCTCTTGACTCAAAGTGCCTTACAATCCCGTACTTGTTGTTCTCTATGAGCAACGGGTATCCGTAAAACACAGCGGCCATCAACACGTCCTCGTAGAAAATCTTTGCCATGGGTGGGCGGCTGGCGTACTCTGCAACAAACATGTTGCTCGCCGCGTCCATGTTGAACTTGTTGTAGATGTGGCAAGCACCCTTGGATGAGCGGCTATCTACAGTTGCGTCAAGGTCATAGGAGTCAACTCCGCCACACCCCATGTGTGGGTTTGGTGGCACGCGCTTGTTCCTGTTCATGGACATCACGCTTCTGTTCTCTTGGTCAGGCATCCACGACACATACCACCTGCCCTGATGGTTCGGTAGAAACACGACCTCGGTGTCGGGCACACCGCCCTTCCACTGGAAGTTGCCCCTCACCACTGGGTTTGGATACAGCGAATCGTTGTGTTCTATCTGCTCGTAAATCTTTCCGATGTTGAACAGGCTGCCCTCGACACTATCCCGGAAGGCTTCGTCGGGCGTGAACGGAAACTGACGGATGATTTCGTTTAGCTCCTTAGCGTCATTCTTCAAGGCATCCCTCTCGTTTTTCAGAAACGTCTTAGACCCAAACGTCATCATGTCCCCATCAAGAGTGGGCACTTCTTTTTCTGGGTCTTGAATGATGGGGTTGCCGTGAACGTCAAAGAACCCCTCTAGGGCTTCGTAGGCTGGGATGAATAGACGGTAGAGGCCGGAGGTAGTTCTACCATTAGCGTTCCTCTTTGTCGGGTCTGAGTCTTTCCAAAGCTGCTTGTATTGCGAGCCACCCTTATCCATCGGATTGACGGTGCTACCGACAAGTGCCTTGCCGACAATGCGACGGCCAACGATAAGACAAGTACGTTCAATGCGCCAAGCCTCGCGGATGTCAGAAGGCTTTTCCCACTTGCCTGCCTCATCCATGTACAGCATGTGAAGCTTCTCACCATCGTAAGCATTGTTGGTGGTGTTCTTCCAGTTTAGCACTGTGTTGAGCGCGTCACCAACATACGATGTTTTGTTGTTCTTCGTTATCCTTTTAGATGGCTCGCGGAACGCCAGCTCCATACGCGGGTTCGTGGTACCGTCCTGAATAGGCTTGAAGAAAAAAGGGTAGTGACGAAACATCGACACCACCTTCTTCATGAAAATGTTTTCCTGAGCGTCTTTACCAGTCTTCGACTGAATGCCCAGAAGCTTGTCTTTAACCTGAGTAGCCTCGTCCAGCAGAACAGAGGAACAGATATTAGTGTAACCAGAGCGGCGACACTTAGTGTAAAGCTGGCCAACGCAGCGCGGGTCAACTTCGCAAGCAGCCATGTGAAGGAAAATGTCTCTTTGGAATCCCAGATATGAGGGGTAGCCAATGTCAATCTTCGTCCACTGGAGGAGCATGTAGTGTCTCCCCGTGATAAACGTAGGCTGACCCTGATTGTAAAACCAAAAACCTTCCCTGCGCCTTCTAAATTCTTCCTCGATAAATGGACGAAACTTTTCTCGAAACTCCTTGGGCGTTTCGGCCCACTCATCCATGCTTCGAATACGGGACAGTTCTGATGGCATAGGTAGCCTTTCCCACATCTGCATACTTGCCTCCAAGCCTTCTCCTTTGATTCCCCTCTTCGGAGTCTCTGGAAGACCAATGAGAATCCCACCAAGCTCCACGACATCTCCGAGTGTACCGTTGGGACAAATCTTGATAACCTCGTCATCATAACCATCGACTTTTTCTAGGACACTCATTTGCTAAACTTCTCTGCGAAGCCGCCGGAGTAATCCTTTTCTTGTTCAATACTTCCGTTCGACTTCAAGTCCTTTACCATCTGCTCAAGTCTCTGTCTTTCAACCAACAGCTCCTTGCAGTCAACGGCAGTTTGCTTGATTGACTGAAGCTCAGCCTTCCGTGCAGAGCCACCAGCCTCAGGGTCAACAGGACGCTTGACCTCATCAATCATGTTGTTGATGGCAACCTCCATAGACTTCATGAGTCGCTGAGCCGCGCTAATCGTTGTGAACTTAGTTGCGGACATACAGCACGTCATCATCAGTCATACGATACACGATGCTGTCGTCGTCCAGCTTCATCTTGTAATCCCTGTCCGGGAGGAACCCGACAACATCACCCTTCTTTACACCCTGCTCAACCATGTATTGGGACGGGGTGACAATCCTTGCTTCCAGCTCTTTTTTCTCTTCGAGAGAAACGACAACAATGCCAGCATCTGTTACCTCCTCATCGCCCTCTTCCTCAAGCGGCTCAAGAAACACCCAGTCGGCAAGCATGTGTAACTCGCCCTTAGAATCACGATACGCGATGGCGTGACTCCCTCTGGGATTCTCAAGGTCTAAGACAGCCATGTAGATGCCGTCGTCGATTCTAAGGTTGTCACTCTTGGTGACGTGGTGGTGAAAGAAAAGGGTGTCGCCTTTCTTTACTCCCGTCTTAACCTGAACAGGAGTAGAAACAACACGCCCATAACAAACGCGATGCTCAAACTCGTTGAATCTTGTGTCAAGGAAAAGTTCTTTACCCCCTACTGTTATCGTGCCTGTTGTTTTCTCAGGCACCTCAACAAAGAAGTGCTTTAGTGCTTTCATTCAAAATTACAATCGTACTCAATTAGAATAGGCTGATTCTCAACCGTCTTCCAAATATACGTTGAATCTTCGTCCTCTAGGTAAACGTGGTATCTCCTTACATTGTACTTGTACAGCGATGCCTCGTCTTCTTTGATTGCACACACTCGGGCTGGCCCCGCTTTCATTCCGACGTAATACGCCATTGCGTCCTTGGGGTTTGGCCCAACGACAATCTTTCTAATTAGGTTCATGATTTTAGTTTAGGTAAAGACCCGGGAATGGGTCTTCCTCCTCGTTTACTGAGAAGGCTTGTACTTGAAGGGTCATGAACTCTTCAAACTCATCTGGGTCTTTACAGTTGTGCCCGTAGGCTAGGCTCCACCGATTCTCGGTTTCTCCTTCTTCCTCAAGAAAGCCAAACGCAGCACTGTAGACCAACTCACCCGAGTGCTTGTACTTCTCGGTAATCTCTTCAATACGCTCCATAACATCAGCGACTTCAGAGAACATTGCTTTCTTCAGAATATCATCCATGGCATTAAGTAGTTGAAAAGATGGAACAGCTAGATGCGGCACCACTTGTTGAAAGATGAGCGGTGACCATCCAGAACTCCGTGTCAACAGCGATGCACTCACCC